ATGTGCAACCATATCAGCTTGTTGTATCATTAACTTCTTTTTAATTTCGCAGTACATAGGACTTACAGGACCTTTGCCGCTACGTTCGACTAGTTCTTTTACTGTATCATTCATATGTCCAATTGGCCCAATAACATCGCGGGTTGGTTTAGATTCTGAATAGATTGTAAACCACTGTACCTTATTAGACAAGTCTTTTGCCTGTTGGGCTATGTCGCCCTTGCAGTCAAAGTTACGTGTTGTCTGTTGTATTGTGGTAATTGATTGGCTTTGATTAACATCCCAGCGCACGGGAATCCATTCTTTAACAGTGGAACAACCTGTTAGTACTACTACTGCTAATAACGCTACGAGTTTTTTCATTTGTTTCTCCCACTCTTCATGTTGGCACACCAGTGTGCCATACGTTGCTTTTCACCACTGCTACGCTTTGCTACATTGCGTAGTGTCGATACACTAGCTTTACAGTTAACTCCACTGCGTTTGGCTAGACCTTTGCGTCCCGGATTCTTACCATCAGCAAAGTTTTCCGATAGCTCGTCAGCGGCAAATCCTATGTAACTGTTACCGTGTTCGTCGCCTGCTTGCACAACAAATGCACCACCTTCTTCGGACTCTAATTCTCCAATTTCCCAGCCCATTCGTGCTAGGATCTTTTCAACTTTTTGTTGTGTGTCTAGATTTCCTCTGTACCACAAACGTGCATACTTGAGCAATGTTTCTTCTTCGTCACCCGACCCATCGTCTGGCGCAAATTCATTTATTGACTGTTGATCTTCGTTGGTACTGTGTATAAAAGTTTCGGCGAATTCTTTACATAAATCTCTAACAGAACTATTCTTAGTTTCTTCTATGTTAAACTCTTTATTCTCTTCGTCTTGTGTAGGGTCCATGTAACCTGCATAGACTTTCTTAATGCCTTTTTGATTTAACAACTCTGTGCAACTTTCACCGTAACGCTCGTCCATGTGTTCGCTACAGGGACTCAATGTTGTTATAACTATACTACCTTCAGGGATGTCTCCAAACTTTTTATTATAAAGATCTATAGCAACTCTTTCGGCGTGCCTTCTAGACCCGTCCGGCCCTGGTAAGTTTAATCCGGAAACAAGATTATTATCCGTGTCTAACACAGCGGCGGCAACCATACCGTACTTTTCTGAATCTCTCTTTTGGCCTGCAACTACTAAGTTACACAAGTCTTCAAGTATGCGATCTAGTTTAGTACGATTGCGTATTTCGCTATCACTAGAGATAAATTCTTTTGATCTCATGTTGTAGTTTTTGGATCGCAACAATACGTTGGGTCACACCAGTTACTATAATCTTGTCCTATGTATCCAGCATAGGCAAGGCTCATACTAATACCATAGAATGCTAGCCCACAGATAAAACTTTTATACAGGGCTGAAAGGGTTTTTTGGTCTATCATATCCGTCCTCCTCTGGGTATACAGGATAATCGTTAATCTGCGTTCTTACCGCACTTAGCACGTTTAGCATTTGTTAGTGCTCCGTAGTCTACAGGCCATTCTTGTCCTGGTTGTAGTTCTCTAGCATTAGGTGGAAACTTAAAACTTACTCCAGCTGCCTGTTGAATACCATCAATAGGAGCACGGAACTTAGTTAAGTCATTGCCTAAATTAACATATGGTTTAGTATGTGGGAACATCCAACCTGCTACAGCACCTGTCTGTTGATCGATTACAATCTTATAGTAGGCATTTGGAACAATAACACCGTTGCCTATGAATGGATCGTTAGGACCGTACAAGGCGCCAACATAGATTGTAAATGGACGATTCTGTTGTACTGCCCAACCACGCACTGATGTTTCTAGTAGTTTCCAAATGCCGCGATTTAAACTACCGTGTTGTGGATACATGTTAGTCATTAGGAATGACTCATACTCAACAATCTCACTCCATGATAGGTCGCCATCTGGTGCGGCATGTCCTTTGTCGTAGCCAGTGCCAGCATAGTCATTTGGTGTTGCACCGCCGGGAACAGACTTATCTGCTACAAATGCGTTTGTTCGAGGCCAGCAGCCTAGAGCGTTTTGTGGTAATAGGGTGTAGGCTACATAAGCAGGAATCTTAACAGGTGCATCGTATGCAACTAGGTATGCTTCTCGGCAAATTGGCTGTGCAGGACGCTTAGTTTGAGCGAACCCGTACGGGCTGTGTACTTGGCAAGCCTGCACTGGTAGTGGAGCACGTTGCTCCCAGGCTTGTGCTACTGTTGCTACAGCAAATAGCACAAGGGCTAATAATTTCTTCATATTAAGAGTACCTTTTAATTAAGTACTCTTATTTACCTAGAAACTGTTGTTGAACCAACCAATCTTACGACCTTCTGCAATGCGACGATCGTGTTCTTCTACTGAACTAGGATAACGCCAAGCCCAAATGGCAACAAGGGCCATAAAAATAGCAGTACTGATAACTCCAATTGGTTTTACTCCGCTAGTGTACATTAAAACTAGACTTAATGACATCATGCCCAGCATAAAGTACTTCATTTTAATAGGAAACACTCGCTTTTCGTTCCAGTTGGTTAGGAACGGGCCGAATAGCTTGTGATTGTAAATCCACTTGTGCATACGCTCACTGCCCTTGCTAAAGCAATAGGCCGCAAATACCACAAATGGAGAGTAGGGGATGCCTGGTGTGACAACCCCTATATAAGCCATACCCAGGCTACAAAAGCCTAATATGTTCCAAAATAATTTTTTTAAATGAACTGTGACCATTCGTCAAACCTCAACTTGAAGCCTTGCTTCTTACGCTTATTTACAAGTTCGTAATAGTCTGGCTTGTAAGGTTTGATTTTAGGTTTGTGGGTATGAGTCTTGTCTGCTTTATCAGCATTACATGGACCGCAAGCTGTTACCGTATTTTCCCAAGTGGTTTTACCACCTTTTGAAATAGGGTGTACGTGGTCTAAAGTAGACTCTTTGCGTTCCACATCTATGCCACAGTATTGGCATGTACCGTTATCTCGTAGATATACATTACCGCGACTAAAGCGGACAGCACTTTTGGTCTTCATGTACTCACGAAGCATGATGACACTTGGAACTGGTGTTTCCCATGTTGCTGAGTGTACAATCCAATTATCGTGCCATAGCAGTACATCGGCCTTGTCAAGGACCATGTATCGAATTGCTTCTTGCCAATTGATAGTACTCAATGGTAGGTAACTAACTGGCATTCCGTCAGCGTTTAGAACTAGTGTATCTGACACTTTTAACCTCTCTTATGTTGTGTTTACAGACCCAACCTAAGTAGTATAACATGTCAATATTATACTAGAGTATTTACCCGAAGTCAACCATTAATTCAATATGCTTTGGGCAAACTCTAGCCCAGAACGATCTAACGCGGCACACCATTGATCGTTGTTATCTGTGCCAAAAACCAAATTTTCATCGTATTTGGCTGTGAGCCAACTGGTTTCTTTTTGCCAGGGAGGAATGCCTTTGATTTCCCCTGCTAGTTGTCCGGGACTCCAACCGCACATACCTAAGAATAATCTCCATCTAGCAGGAGTATCCCCCATTGCCAGTCTAGGTAAGATATCGTCAGCTGAACTTATTGAAAAGTTATCACTGACTCGCATAGTGTTTTTGCTATTCCAATCATTAGTGTGAAGAAAGCTAAGGCTCTTAACATTGACAGGGCCACCTAGATAAACAAACCCTGGAAGGTCTATACCAAATCCTAGTTGCTCGCCAAACTCAACAACACTCATTTGACTTCGTTTATTTAAGACTAGACCAACACTGCCGGAATTATGATTCTCAGTTATTAGAACCACTGTCTTGTGCCAGAAGTTGCCTTTCATCGCAGGCGGTGCTATTAGAATATTTCCTGTTAAATTCATACAGGATATTTAGTAGGTTATCTACTATTGATTAAATTTTTCACATCGCCCACTGTGAAAAAGTCTTTGCCTTTGCTTTTACCAAAGCCAGGGTTTTGTAACCATATCTTGTGCATACTAAGGCCAGTCTTTCCTAGCTGAGGACCGTTCTTTTTACCTAGAACAGTATTGTCTGGATGATATGCATAAGCTGGCATAAATGTTAACATATAAATTGTGCCTCTATCGCTACCTGGACGTAATCCATTCATTTTATAGAACTTATAGACATAATCAAGTTGCTGTACAGCAGTCATCTGTGCTAGTTCTGCTTTAGTAGTACCTAATGCCTTTGCAGTATTGCTTGTAAATCCAATTAAGCCTATAGAAACATTCCAAGGATCATGCGATGTTGGACTAAATGTGCCTGCGGTTTCAACTTTAATAATTGTTTTTAGATCTACTGGATTGATACCTAGTTTATTAGCTACCTTGACTAGTTTTTTATCAAAGTCTGTATCTTTTATATCTACCGGTGGCGAAGATTTCTTGCTGTTAGGTTTTGCATTCTGCTGATTTTTTTCAGCACCAGGTTTTTCAGTACCAGGCGTAGCTGTGCCAGACGTAGCTGTGCTAGGTGTATCTGCGCCAGCTGATGATTTTTTATCAAAACTAAAAGATGAGAACGGAATTAAATCGCTAGAAGGTTTCCATTGATGTGTAATGCCTGCTAGGAAGTCGTTAGCTTCTTTAAACTCTTTAAAACGCATGTTAGCTCCAGTCCGGTAAAGGACCACCGTACTTCTGTCCTTTAATCTTGTGGCCGCCCACTTTAACGCGGCTCTTTGCACTCTTACCTAACTTATGACTTTTGTTGCCGTCTCTAGATCTAAGTCCTTGACTCTTGCAACTGGCTAACTGGCTAGCACCTAGTTCGTCATCAGGTTTAGAGCTTTTGCAAAGTTTAAGGCTGGCTTTGGCTTCTTCAATCGAAGATTCCATTTCTGCAAGATCCATTGTCTTACCTTTGTGCTTAACATCGCCTTGCTTGGCAGCTTTCTTCTTATCTTTGTGTGCGCCTGCGCCTGTATTGATAGCGTTCTTTGCTACAAAGTTACGTGGCTTTGGAGTTTCTTGCTTTTGTGTTTTGCCTTCTTCTAAATCCTTGTCGGTCATTCTTTCCCACGCACGATTGGCAGTATCGCTATTCTTTTTAGCGTACTTAGGATCTGTATCTGCTTTTTTAGATACTACACGATCTACGGCACGTTTCTGAACTTTAGTCAGCATCTTCTGACCTTTAGCAGTATCGCCGTACTCGTTTATGCTTTCGTTTGGTACACAATTAGGAACAGTTTTGCCGCTTTTCTTTTTAGTACCTACTGGGTGATAACCTTTCCAGCAAGGGTTAGAAGTACGGAGGCTCTTTTTTGCTTCTTCAATAGATTGTTCTAATTGTTGAACATCTTCTTCACAGTTCCAACGACGACGTGCTTTACAAATTGCCTTGTCTGGAGTTTTTGCACAGCTAATGTTGTGCATGTCCATCTGCCCTGCTGAACGAGAACAATAGCTACTACGGCGCTTGGCAGCTTTACCACCCTTCTTTAGTTTGCTAGGTTTAGTAGTTACTGCTGTTTTAAGTTTAGATCCTGGATTTTCACGACGATAAGCATTAACGGCTTTTTGACTCATGCCGTCTGTTTTGTCCTTTTTGTTGACTTTTTGCCAATCTTCGTTAATAATGTCTTTTGCTCTCATAGTAAACCTGCTCAGATAATACTATATTTATGTGTATCACTGAGCTAGATACTCAAATACATTGAGCCATTGACGTTTACCTATTGTTGCTTTTAAATTAGTTAGATCTGCTTTAGTTTTATGCCTAAACCGCGATTTTTCCTCTTCGGGCACAGGTATAAACTCTATTTCTACATCTTCTTGTTCTGCTATTTCTTCTGCGATATCTAAAAAACTGTGTGTAAGCCCACTACCAACATTCCAAATTCCAGACCCATTAACTTGTTTAATGAAGTCAATGTGTAAACGGCATACATCACCAACCCAAGTCCAATCGCGGTAAACATGTTCTGCGTTCTCCCATACAGTTATCTTACCTTCCCTGCGAGCCTGTGTGCGCCACTTGTGTATAGCATTTGCTCTACGGCCACGCAGGTGCATATATTTTCCGTAGACGTTGAAGTAACGAAAGCCTTGCACCATTATGTGAATGTCTTGTTGGAATACCCAGCGGTCGAATAGATACTTACTCCATGCGTAAGGAGTTTGTGGATGGCAATCACTAAACTCACTAAAGTCTTTAGTGTTACCGTAGACTGAGCTAGAGCTTGCGTATTGTAGGTTTACACCTTGTGCGTTGCACTCGTTGAACAACCACTGTGAGAACTCGTAGTTCTGTTTCATTATGCGGTCTACATCTGTACAAGTCATATCGGCAATAGCACCTAGGTGTATTACCCAATCGTACAATGATACATCTGGGAGGTTGTTAGGATCGTATTCCCAACCATCAACTTCCCAGCCTTCTTCTTGATGGCACCAAGCCAGCATGTTCCGACCAATGAATCCTTCATGGCCGGTTATTAGGACTTTCATTCTTCTACTTCAAATAGATCTTTAGCTAGTTCTGTAATCGAACGTTGTTGTTTGTCTCGTTTCTGTTTGCTGTTGAAGCCGTCTTTCATTCCTGGATGTACTGTTGCAGTATCTAAATGTACAGAACCAGCAAGCTCGTTAGGTACAAAGAAACGATCCATAACACCTTTAATTTTTTGCCATTGGTCTGGCAGTTTTTGTCCTCTAAAATCATAGACAGAATAGTTACCAACCTGATTGATAAAGAAGTTCCAGATGTCGTCCGGTGTGTATCCAAACTTCTTACATTGAGCTTCTACAATCTCTAGTTGTACAACAGGTCTGCATTGTGTAATTGTTTGCAAAGCGCCTTTAAGGATAGGCAGCTCGTAACCTTCACAGTCAATTTTAATAATGTCAACATCATCAAACTTATAACTGTCTAGGGTGTGTACTTGAACTGTGTGTACTGTGTATTTTGTTTTAGACTTACGATCATCTGTGAGAATACAGTTGTGTCCTGCGTTGTTAGGATGATGCTCCATTTCGAAGCTACCAGGAACTTCACCCAGACCTACGTTGTGTGCTGTAATGTTTGCAGTCAAAGCAAGGCTGGCAAATTGATCCTTGCCAGTCTTAAACCACCCATCGGCATGATTAGGATCGTGTCTAGTGCTAACAGTCTTTGTATCGTAGTAACGTCCTTTTAATTCTACATGCTGGTTTAATTCAATGTTAGCTTCTGCTAATTTGAATGTATCAGGGAATGGCTCAAAGCCATGCACCTTTTGTGCCCAAGTTGCATACTCCATTGTGTTGTTGGCTACATTCATGCCAACATCAACAATAGTCCTAGCATTTGGTTTTAAGTTGCGTAAGAATTTTAAGTTGCGTCCTTGATATGGACCATTCTCTCTAGCGAATCTCTGCACATACAGAGCATCGCCTGCTGTGACCCAATAAAGTCTACCCATACGATTATGGATAAGTTCTTTAGTTGGATCATTTTGTAAAGGACTTAGGGTCCTAAAGTGATTTATATCCCATTCGTGCCATTGATAGTTTTTCATTTGCCTTTTTTCCACCTGTCTTTGAACTTGTCTGGATAAAACGCTTCAGCAATCTTAGCTGAGTCATTCTTAACCAGAAGTTTTAAATTCTTCTCATCTAATACCGGCGAAGTGCTACTGCAAGGTTCTTTTAGATATGTGCTATTGTACACTTCTTCACGGAACTTTTCAATAGTATCTTGCTCAATTGATTCAAAGCGAGTTCTAAACTCCTTGAAATATTTATTGCGGTTCCAACGGTTGCTGTTAATTTCGTTAATAGTACAATTGGTAACGTCTTCAAAACCATCATCTGTGTATTGCAATACATTGGCGCCAACATTAGCGTATCGCCAAAAAGGTGCAATGTTTTTGTTTGTGTTAGATCCGCCGTCTTTGCGCTCTGAGTTATGAACTGTAACAACAAGGCTCAAATCCATAACAAAACGAACAAGGCTCTTTGGATCGATCTTGTTGTTGTTAAGGATCTTCTCCAACGCTAACTTCTTAATATGGTTGACCTGGAAGTTGTGTTCACAATGGAAGCCGCCTTCCTTGGTGTGGAATTGATCTGTACTAAGTCCAGCCATGCCTTGACTTAACATTTGGCCTAGTGCATATCCGGTGACAAGATCCGCACCCAAGTTGCCTTTCTTCTCTGTAGTGTTAAGCACATTACTCTGTGTTTCACGAATGCAATAGCCCAAGTTATTGTAGTTCTCATTAGATGCACTACGATAACCAGGACCTGCACTAAAGCCCGGACCAAAGTGTTGATTGAACCAATGATAAGTTTCAAGTGTGTCTAGATCCTTACTACCAATTTCGTTAGCAAAGGTACGCAGGTCGCTAGCAAGGAAGTGCAGTCGCAGTCCCCAGATACAGGCCTTTTCAATTTGTTTATCAATGTCTTGTTCTAAGAACTTTTGAATGTTCATACAATGCCTTCCTGTTCCATACGGACTGGGTTCCATGGTCCGGGACCATGATCAGTAATTTGAATGTTAGCTTCTTTGCTCAGCTCGAGCACATATTCTCTAATCTCCTGCCACGAAGTGTCCCTAAGCCATTCAGTCATACCTGCGCCTAGTACACAAGAACGATGACGGAAATGACCTAATACCTGATCTTCGATCCAGTTAATTGCTTTTGGATCAGGATGTGTTGCTAGCCAAGCATAGCTAGCTTCCCAGTAAGGGCCGTAAGGCAATTGATACTTACCTAGACGTCCTATTCCGTCTTTGCCAAAGATACCTGGCTTGCTGTGAGGGCCGAGTTCACCAACCGTTGGAAACATAGATACCGGCGGGACAAATACATAGTAACCTGCCATTTTAAAACCCCTGTTCCCATTGACCAAGTTGGTCATTAACTACTGGTAGTTTAATCTTCTTAGCAATATGCATCAAGCCGTTGCTGACAACATAGTTGCTGTCAAGGGCAACATAGCCAGGACGATTTTTGTTAAGAAGCAAACAGGCTTTCTTAATAGCCAACTGTGCTTCATTAGCACGGCCATACCGCTTCTTAAGTTCTTTAGCAAGAGCATCTTTTTCTTTATTTGTCCACTTGATGTTTGCTTCTTCGTTCTCTTGAATCAGCAAAGCATAGCTAGACATTAAGCAACCATCAATACTTTGCATACCAAAGTTACGAACGTGCCACGTGAGACTTTCTTCAAGCAAACGGCCAGGCTTTTTACTATCTGCATCTAGCTCATATGTTTGATAAGTTTCGTTCAAGTTATGGATTGCACCTGCAATCTTGTTACCTGCACGTTTAATAGTAACGCCTGCAACACTATTAACCACAGCATCGATCTGCGGAGCAGGATAGATACCAGTTGCTACTTTAATGAAATGTTGGTCAAAAATGTCCACGCCTCGCTTGTTGCGAACGTTAATAGCAAGGAACAAGTGACCTGCCATAAACAGGGCATAGTCAAAGGTAGATTGGAAAGTGCCTTGGTCAGGGACATCTGCGATCCAGAATGGGATCTTCTTGTGTCCTTGGCGAATACGGTTTGTACTAGTGTGTGTGCTGTCTGCGTTCAACACAATGTCGCCGTACTTAGCAGGCATCTTCAAGCCAAGAGATACCATAGCAAACTGGTCGAACCAGTCGCGTTCTAGTTTAGCACAATGATTGGGGCTTGTGTCACGATTAAATGAGGGGTGACTAAAGACATGGCCGATGCTGACTTCCTCGTAATAAGGGGTAAGGTTAACCATTTGAAAAATTTTGTCAACGTATTGATTAATACGACCTTGCCAAGGACCGACAGTGGCATCGACTGCGTCTGCAATATCTGTAAGGGGGATCAATCCATTAGGATAGTTTTTACTCATTTCCTTACAGTCAATAAATGCTTCCTCAACTGTAAATGGAACGGTAAATTTGGGATTAGCCAAAAAGGCTGGGAGTGCGTTGTGTGCGACAGCGCGGCGCTTTACTTT